CGAAGGTGATACTGATTATGGTGAATTAATCATAACTGATAGAGGTTCTGCTACTAAACCTTTCTATTTTAAGATGACTGGTACTGGGGATTTAGATACTAGAACATTTTTTGCTAAAGAAATTACAGTAAGCGGAACACATTATCCCAAATATTGTGTAATACATGATAAGCATTTAGTTGTAGGAGGAGCAGAGACAGCACCTAACACTATATTTTATAGTGGAACAAGTGACATAGATGATTTTACAACGACAGGTTCAGGAAGTATTGTATTAGACGATCAAGTAGTTGGCTTAAAGTCTTTTCGAGATGACTTAATAATATTTTGTAGAAACAGTATCTACAGATTAGTAAATATAAATGATGATCAAACAATTGCAGTAGAGCCTCTTACTAAGAATATCGGTTGTTTAGATGGTGCAAGTATTCAAGAAGTAGGTGGACAATTACTCTTCTTAGCACCAGACGGAATAAGAACAGTAGCAGGAACGGCAAGAATTGGTGATATAGAACTTGGTTCATTAAGTAGAAAGATAGTACCAATCTTTACTGATATAGCGGCTGATATAGGAAATTTAAAAATAAACAGCGCAGTTATCAGAAAAAAATCTCAATATAGATTATTTTATGGTAATGTTGGTACAGATACATCAGCCTCTTATGGCGTTGTAGGAACATTAAGAGTAGATCCAAATGGCGGAAGTAGGTTTGAGTGGGCAGAATTAGTAGGAATGCAGGCTAGTCAAGCTTTTACATCTGGATTTAACTATGATAATATAGAAAGAGTATATCATGGAGACTATGCAGGATATGTATATAACCACGATACAGGAGATTCTTTTAATCCAGCAGGAGTAGAAACTGCTGTAGATGCAGAATATGAGACACCTGATTCAGATTTTGGAGACTTAGGAACACTAAAGACTTTAAAATATGTAAAAATATCAGTAACTCCCGAAGGCTCAGTACAACCATATTTAAGAGTTAGGTATGATTATGAAGATACATCTGTACCACAACCTGATGCTTATTTATTAGACACTATACCTAGTCCTGCTATATTTGGAGAAGGACTATTAGGCACTAGTGTTTTTGGAGCAGGAGATTCACCTATGGTGAGACAAGCAATTCAAGGAAGTGGAAACACAGCAAAATTTAGATTATACAGTAACGATACAAAAGGACCATACACCATTAATGGTCTATATATAGATTATCAACCATCAGGCAGGAGATAAAATGGCATACACATATACAAGACAAAGTTCATTCACAGATGGCGATACTATTACAGCAGCTATCTTTAATGATGAATATAACCAATTAGTAAATGCTTTTGCATATACTACTGTAGCAGGAACTACAGGACATAGGCATGATGGATCTACAGCACAAGGCGGTAGTATTCATACTATTGGTGATTTAGACTTTTTAAATAAGATTGTTGCAGATAGCACAAATAATCGTTGGGGAGTATTTGTAGAAGTTGGCGGAGCAGCAGTAGAACAAATAAGAATACAAGACGGAGCTATTGTTCCAGTAACAGATAACGATATAGACTTAGGAACAAGTGTATTAGAATTTAAAAATGCTTACTTTGATGGTACAGTAACATCAGATGCCTTTGCAGGCCCACTAACAGGAGACGTTACTGGTACAGCAGACTTAGCAACTAGTATAACAGTTAGTGCAAATAATAGCACAGATGAAACTACATATCCTTTATTCGTTGACGGAGCTACTGGAACGCAAGGTGCTGAATCTGATACAGGATTTACTTATAATCCTTCTAGTGGTTTATTAACCATTGGAGGAGAGTTAGATGCAGCTTCTTTAGATATTTCAGGTAGTGCAGATATTGATGGTACAATGGAAGCAGATGCTTATACTGTAGATGGAACTGCACTAAACGAATATATTGCAGATACTGTGGGTGCTATGGTATCTTCAAATACAGAGACAAATATTACTGTTACTTATGAAGATGGAGATAACACTTTAGACTTTGTAATTGGTACATTAAACCAAGATACTACAGGAACTGCTGATAATATAACTGTTAGTGCCAATAATTCTACAGACGAAACTGTATATCCAATATTCGTAGACGGAGCGACAGGTTCTCAAGGTGCTGAAAGTGATACAGGATTAACTTATAATCCTAGTTCTGGTAATTTGACAATAGGTGGTGCGCTTACTTCTGCTACTTTAGATATAAGCGGTAACGCAGATATAGACGGAACACTTGAAGCTGATGCTTATACTGTAGATGGAACTACACTATCTGAATATATTGCTGATACTGTTGGAGCTATGGTAACAAGTAATACAGAGACAAACATTACTGTTACGTACCAAGATGCAGATAATACATTAGATTTCGTTGCATTAGGAACAATAACAGCATTAAATAATGCTACAGAAAACGAACTAGTTACTATAGGAAGCACTACTACTGAACTAGATGCTGAGTCAGGATTAACTTATGACGGCAGTACTTTAGTAGTAACAGGAGATATAGATCTTTCAGGCGATATAGATGTTGACGGCACAATGGAAGCTGATGCTATTACATTAGGCGGTGTAACATTAGCCGAAACGATAGCAGATACAGTCGGTGCGATGGTATCAAGTAATACCGAGACAAATATTACAGTTACATACGAAGACGGAGACAATACGCTAGACTTTGTAATTGGTACACTTAACCAAGACACTACAGGAACAGCAGACTTATTCACAGCTTCTGCTAATAACAGCACTAACGAAACAGTATACCCTGTGTTTGTTGACGGAGCTACAGGTAGTCAAGGAGCAGAAACTGATACAGGCTTGACATATAATCCTTCAACAGGTGTCATAACTGCAACTCAATTTACAGGAGCAGTAGTAGGTAACGTAACTGGTAATGCTAGTGGAACGGCAGCTACTGTAACAGGAGCAGCTCAATCCGCAATAACTTCATTAGGTACATTAACAACACTTACTGTTGATAATGTTATAATAAACAGCACAACCATAGGACATACAAGTGATACAGATCTTATTACACTTGCAGATGGTGTAGTTACTGTAGCTGGTGAATTAGATGCTACAACATTAGACATTAGTGGAGATGCTGACATTGATGGAACTTTAGAAGCTGATGCAATCACGATAGACGGTGTAACACTTTCAGAAACTATAGCTGACACAGTAGGAGCGATGGTTACATCTAATACTGAAACAGATATTACAGTAACATACGATGATGCAGATAATACACTCGATTTCGTTGTAGGAAATATATCAGGAACAGCAGGATTAGCAACAAGTATAACAGCTTCAGCAAACAATTCAACAGATGAAACTGTATACCCAACTTTTGTAGATGGCGCAACAGGAACACAAGGAATAGAAACAGATACTGGATTAACATATAATCCAAGTACAGGTGTAATAACAGCTACACAGTTTACAGGAGCAGTAGTAGGTAATGTTACAGGAAATGCATCAGGTACAGCAGCAACTGTAACAGGAGGAACACAAGCTTCTATTACATCAGCAGCTAATTTAGTTACTGTAGGAACAATAGGAACAGGTGTATGGCAAGGTACAGCGATAGCAGGTGGATATATAGCTAATGATGCTATTGACTCACAACATTATACAGACGGAAGTATAGATAATGCACATATTGCTGATGATGCTATAGATAGTGAACATTATGCAGATGGTAGTATTGATAATGCTCATTTAGCTGACGATGCTGTAGATACAGATGAAATAGCAGACAACGCAGTAACACTAGCTAAGATGGCTGGACTTGCTCGTGGTAAAGTTATATATGGAGATTCAAGTGGAAATCCAGCAGCTTTAGCTTTAGGAACAAGTGGATATGTATTAAAATCAGACGGAACAGACATAGCTTGGGCAGCAGATGCAGGACTAAGTACAGAAGAAGTACAAGATATTGCAGGTGGAATGTTTACAAGTAATACCGAATCAGGTATTACTGTTACATATCAGGATGGAGACGGAACAGTCGATTTCACAGTTGGTACACTTAACCAAGATACAACTGGTACTGCCGATAACATTACAATTACCGCTAATGATAGTACAGACGAGACTGTATACCCTATCTTTGTAGACGGAGCAACAGGTTCGCAAGGTGCTGAGTCAGACACAGGATTAACTTATAATCCTAGTACAGGAGTATTAACAACTACTTCTGTTACAGGTAATTTAACAGGTAATGTAACGGGAAATGCTTCTGGAACTGCAGCAACAGTTACAAGTGCAACACAAGCAGCTATTACAACATTAGCTAATCTCACTACATCAGGTGCATTAAACTCTGGTTCAATTACTTCTGGATTTGGTACTATTGATACAGGCTCATCAGCAATTACAACAACAGGATTAATTAGTGGTGGTTCATTAGATATTGATGATGTTCTAATTAATGGAACAACAATAGGACACACAGACGATACAGACTTAATAACTTTAGCAGACGGAATAGCTACAGTAGCTGGCGAAATATCAGTAACAACACTTGATATAGGCGGAACAAATGTTACAAGTACTGCGGCAGAACTAAACATCCTTGATGGTGTTACGTCTACAGCAGCAGAATTAAATATCCTTGATGGTGTAACATCTACGGCAGCAGAATTGAATATCCTAGACGGAGTTAATTCCACAGCAGCAGAATTAAACATTATGGATGGCGGAACAGTAGCCAGTTCAACTACGCTTGAAGATGGAGATAGAGTTGTCGTTAATGATAACGGAACTATGAAACAAGTAGCCATGACAGACTTTGACTCAGATAGATTTAGTATTGTAACTTCTGCACCAGTATCAGGAAGTGGAAAGAGGATAGGTCACGTTTGGTACGTAATTTAAGAGAGGACTGATTAGATGGCTCTCAAAATATGGGATGGAGACTCGATAGAGACACCACAACAGGTATATGTAAAGAATACTTCTGCTGGATCTCTTAGATTTGTAAATTACGCTGTCGTCAAAGAAACTGACGGCACGTTATCTACATTCTTTAATGCTATATATGATACAGCTAGAAGTACAACCACTACAACAACGTATGATACTGTAATTGCAACTGGAACATCAAAATCGACAACAAGTACTTTTGATACCACAACAACTTTCGATACTGCTTATGCGACAGGAACAAGTGCAACCACAGCTACTACTATAGTAACAGGAACAAGTAAAGCTACAGATACTGCAATAGCAACTACTGTAAGTACTACAACTTCCTTTGATACAACAACTGGATTTGAAACAACAAAAAGTACAACTACTACGTTTGATACTGATACGACTACATCCTTTGATACTACTACAGCTTATGGTACAAGTAAGGCAACAGATACTACAATATCAACTGCAACTAGCATAGCAACAGACACACAAACTGCATATGCTACTACTACTACTTTTGATACCGCTATAGCGACTGCTACTACTAGAGATACGGATACAACTCGATCAACAGATACTACAACAGCATATGCTACTACAACAGTATTTGATACGACTACTGCATATGCCACAGCAACGAGTAGAAGTACAACAAGTACATTTGATACAGCAATAGCAACAGGAACAAGTAGAAGTACAGATAGTATATTTGATACTGCAATATTAACAGGAACAAGTAAAAGTACTACAACAACATTTGATACAGCCATTGCTACAGCAACAAGTAGATCTACAACCAGTCTTTTTGATACTACTACAGCTTATGCAACAACTAAAGATACTACAACATCATTTGATACTGATACTACAATATCAACTGCAACAACTGTAGCTACTACTACAGCATTTGATACTACAACAGTCTTTGATACTGCAACAACTAGAGATACTACAACTACTTATGATACTGTAATAGCGACAGCAACTAGTAGAACAACTACATTTGATACTACAACAGCTTTTGCTACTACTACAGCGTATGCAACTACGACAACCTTTGACACAGCAATTCTTACAGGTACAACGACAGCATATGATACTACTACTGCATATGATACAAGTAAAACTACTGCAACAGATAAAGATACTACAATATTAACAAGTCATAGTACGACTACATCTTTTACAACAACATTTGATACTGCTATAAGTACAGATACTACTACATCATATGTAACAACATATGCAACAAGTAAAGCAACAGCAACTACAACATCATTTACAACAACATTTGATACTGCTATAAGTACAGACACTACTACTGCATATACAACATCATACACTACAAGCAAAGCAACAGATACTACTACATCGTATGCAACAACGTATGATACTGCGATAAGTACAGATACTACTACTGCATATACTACATCATACACTACAAGTCGTGGAACAAGCCACGGTACAAGCAAAAGTACAAATACTACCACGACATTTGGCACAAGCCACGGTACAAGTAGAGGTACAAGTAAATCAACAACTACTACCACAACATATACAACAACATTTGGTACAAGTCATGGAACAAGTCATGGCACAAGTAGAGCAACAGCTACTACTACTACTACTACATTTGGTACAAG